ATCCGGTCGCCGGGGCGGCCTATGGCCTCAAGCCGGTTGCGCTTTGCGTCGATTGCGGCGGCGAGGCCGGGGTCACGCCGAACGCCTTCGATTTCTACCGGCGGCGCAAGCTGACGCATCCGCGCCGGTTCTATGTCGTGCGGGGCGACGGTGGGCTCGAAAAGGAACGGGTCAAGCTCAAGGCGCCCGAGTCATCGCACAAGGGCGGGCGCAAGAAAGGCGGCGCAAAGGGCGTTGTGATCCTGTGGGCCGGAACGGATCGGCTCAAGGATGAAATTGCGGCCTCGCTTCTTCGCGAGCATGGCGGCCCGCGTTCGCTGCGCCTGCCGAAAACGGCGCCCGGCGAGGTTTTCGAGGAATACGCCGCCGAGCGGCGCGGCCCGAAAGGCTGGGAGAAAAAGCCGGGCGTGCAACGAAACGAGGCGCTCGATTTGTCGGTCTATGCGCTGGCGCTGGTGATCGCCCTGGGCGTCGAGAAAATCCGCGAGGATGCCTTGCCGCCGTGGGCGCGGCCTGACGCGCAAAACGCCTTTGCCGTCCTGCTGCCGACCGATCCGCCGTCGCCCGCCGAGGCGGCGGCGCGGCTGGTCAATGCGCTGCATGAGCTGGCCGCGCCGAAACCCGAAACCGCGCCCGCCCCGGCATCGACGGCGGGCTTTATCATGGCGCGGCCCTCGGGCCGCCGCCGTCACTGAAAGGGGATGACATGGCGCGTTCTATGAACCGCGTGACGCTGATCGGGAACCTCGGGCGCGACCCCGAAATCAGGAGTTTCGCGAACGGGTCCAAGGTCGCGAGCCTGCGGATCGCCACAACGGAAACGTGGAAGGATCGCGACACGGGCGAGCGTCGCGAGGCGACCGAGTGGCACTCGGTGCAGGTTTTCGGCGATAGCTTCATCGACAACGTGATCGAGCGTTTCCTCAAGAAAGGGTCGCGGGTCATGGTCGAGGGCCAGCTCAAAACCCGCAAGTGGCAGGATCAAAGCGGCGCCGACCGCTACTCGACCGAAATCTCGGTTCAACCGTTCCGGGGGCAAGTGATGCTTTTGGACCGCGCCGAGGGCGACGGCGGGTCGCAGGGCGGGAACGCGCGCGGGCCGGGCGGCTCGGGCGCGGGGTCGAGCGGTTCCGCCGGCGGCGGCGGTCGCGGCGACTATGACGACGAAATCCCGTTCTGAGGGGGCCGGCAATGTCTGATCCGTCATCGCCGAGCGTCGGCGTTCCTGCCCGGCTGATCGCCGGCAATTCGTGGGCGTGGCTGTCCAAGGTTCCGGCGGTCGAGGGTGTCAATCTGGCCTTTGTCCTGCGGCCTCGGGCCGGCGGGGCGCCGATCACGGTCGAGACGGTTGTCGAGGATGGTCGCCGGATCGCCCGGCGCGCTGTCGCCGCAACCGCGCTTGCCGCGCCCGGCTCTTATGAGTGGGTCGAGGTTCTGACGCGGCCCGCCGATGGCGCCCGTTGGACGTGTTGCGAGGGCCGGGTCGAGGTTCTGCCCGATCCGGCGACGGCGGGCGGCGATCTGCGGTCGCAGGCCGAGCGCATCCTCGCGGCAATCGACGCCCGGATCGAGGGGCGGGTCACGGCGGATTGCGACGCCTATTCTATCGAGGGCCGGTCGATCACGCGAACGCCGCTCGATATTCTGATGCGGGTTCGCGGGTCATACGCCCGCCGCGTCGAGGTCGAGCAAGGTCGCGGCGGGGTCCAGTTTCAAAGGGTGGGCTTTCGATGACAAACCGCATCACGCTATCGAGCCGGCGTCACGGCGCGGTCGCCGGGCTCATGGCCCGGATTACCGGGCAGGGGTCATCTGACGCCGTGCGGATCGAGCCGAGCTTGCGCGGGCCGGCGGTGCCGCCGGGCGGCGCGGGCCGCGCCTATGCTGCCGCCAAGCCCGACCGGATCGCCGGGCGGTTCTCGGCGTTCGGCCCGACCTCGCCCCGCGCCGATCTGCGGCAGGGCATCCGGGGGCTTATCAATCACGCGCGATGGGCCTCGCAAAACGTCGATTATCTGCGAAATTACGAGGCGTTAGTTCGGCGCCACGTCATCGGGCGGCAGGGCATCGCGCTTGCGATGCAAGTTCGCGATCCGGGCGGGCGGCTGGATACCGTCGCAAATGACCGGATCGAATGGGCGTGGTGGGAATGGGGCAAGCGCGGCAACTGCACGCTGTGCGGCCGGTTTTCGTGGTGGCAAGTCGAGAATATGGCCGCGACCGCAATCGCGCGCGAGGGCAACTTTCTGGCGCGCATCTGGCGCGGCGCCGGGTTCGGGCCGTTCCGGTTTCAAATCGAAATCCTGTCAATCGACTTGCTCGACCTCGACCGCACCGAGGCGCTAGGCGATGGCCGTTTCATCGAGTCGGGCATCGAGTTTGACGCGCGGGGGCGGGTTCTGGCCTATCACCTGTTTTCGGCGCATCCGACCGAATATCACGCATCGCGCGGCGTCCAACGCCTGCGCGTTCCGGCGTCTGATATTGTCCACGGCTGGCGCGCGGTCGAGCCGATGGCGGCCCTTGGGCCGTCTGAGTCGCACACGGCGTTGCGGCGGTTCAATATGCTGGCGGCCCTTGAGGAAGCGGCCTTAACGGCGGCCCGGTTCGGGGCGTCGAACATGGCGTTTTTCAAGCGTCCCGAGGATGACGGGCCGGGCGGTGGCGGCGACGTGCAATCGCCGATCACCGAAATCGAGGCGGGAACGGTCGGCGTCCTGCCGCCCGGTTGGGATCTGGCCGAATACAAGGGCAATTATCCTGACGGCGAGTTCGCGGGCTTTAGCAAGGCGCTGATGAAAGGCGGGGCGGCGGGCCTCGGGGTCAGTTATGCGGCCCTGACCGGCGACGTCGAGGGCGCGAATTATTCGAGCCTGCGCGACGGTCGCGGCGAGGAACGGGATAGCTGGCGCATGTTTCAGCGCGACCTTTTCGAGACGCTGCACGATCAGGTTTTCAACGCCTGGTTGCCGCTGGCGATCTTGGCCGGGCGGGTTGGCCTGCCCTTTGCCAAGCTCGACAAGTATCTTGCGGCGAGCTGGCGCCCGAGGGGCTGGCCTTCCGTCAATCCGAAAGATGACGCGACCGCCAATCAATCCGACCTGTCGAACATGCTGCGCGCGCCGTCTGAAATCGTCGCCGAGCGCGGCGGCGATTGGGACGAAACCGTCGCCCTGATGGCGCGCGATTTCAAGATGCTGCGCGAGGCCGGCTTGCCGGTTCCCGCCGCGATGCAAGCCTTTGCCACGATGGGCGGCGGGGCCGTTCCGCCTGTCGCCCCGCCGGATGATGCCGGCGAGGGCGAGGGCGCGGACAACGCCGGCGCCGCCGAGGATGGCGACGCCGAAACCTGACACGGGGGTCAAATGTCAAACATGACAATCCCGTCGCGGCTCTTTCGAGCTGCGGCGGGCGCCTTGACGCGCGCCGATCCTGAGGGCGGCGGGCGCGAGGTCCGGCTTTCCTTTTCTTCCGAGGTCGAGGTTCTTCGGTCCTTCGGTTGGGAAGTCCTGGGCCATGCCTCGGGCGAGGTCGATCTTTCCTTGCTGGAAACGTCGCACGCCCCGCTTTTGCTGGATCATCGCCCGACCATCGACGCCAAGATCGGAACCGTTGTTTCGGTCGGCATCGAAAACGGGCGGGGCTGGGCGGTCGTGCGCTTCGCCACGTCGGCGCAGGCCGATGAATTGCTCGCCCGGATCGAGGGCGGCGAGGGCTTCGCCGTCTCGGTCGGGTATCGCGTCCTGCGGTTCGCCCGCACCGGCGAGCGCGAGGGCGCCCCGATCCTGCGGGCGGTGCGCTGGCAACCCTACGAAATCAGTCTTGTCGCCGTGCCGGCTGACGCGACTGTCGGCGTCGGTCGATCCGACGACGCCGCCGAAACTGTTTCAATCGCTGTGGAAGGTGACACAATGTCCGACAAAACCAACGCCTCGACCGTTCCCGCCGCTGCCGTGACCGAGGGCGAGGGCCAGCGTTCCGCGCCCGTCGATGCCGGCGCGATCCTGACCGCCGAGCGCGCCCGCGCCGAGCATATCCAATCGGTCGGCGCCCGCATGGGCATGGGTGCCGACGTCATCGGCGCCGCCGTGCGCTCGGGCGAAAGCGCCGAGGCGTTCAACCTGCGCGCGCTGGATTTCGTCGCATCGCCCGACGCGACCGCGAGCCGCGCCCGCGAGGCGCGCATCGGTCTGACCGAGAAAGAGGAACGCGGGTTTTCCTTCGTTCGCCTGATCGACCATCTGTCCGACCCCGCGAACAAGTCCAAGCGCAATGCCGCCGGTTTCGAGCTGGAATGTGCCGCCGCTGCCGCCGCCAAGCACAAGGGCGAAATCCGCGGGGCGCTGGTGCCGGTCGATGTGCTGCAATCCTCGGCCTTCGGCAAGCGTTCCGACATGACGGTCGGCGGCGGCGTGCCTGCCGGCGGCTATGGCGGCAACACGGTCGCAACAAACCTGCTCGCGGGTTCCTTCATCGACATGCTGCGCGAAACCGCCGTTCTGCCGCGCTTGGGCGCGCGGATGCTGGGCGGTCTGGTCGGGAACATCGACATTCCGAAAAAGCTCGCCGCCGCCAATGTCGGTTGGGTGGACGAGGACGGCTCGGTTGCATCCTCGGGCCTGCGGATCGGTCAGGTTTCGGCGAGCCCGAAAACCCTTTCGGCCCGCACGCAACTGTCGCGCAAGCTGCTGATGCAATCGAGCCTCGACGTCGAGTCGCTGGTTCGCATGGATTTCGCCGAAAGCATCGGTTTGGAAATCGACCGCTGCGCCGTCTATGGCAGCGCCGAGGCGAACGCGCCCGAGGGTCTGGAGGATAAGGCCGGCGTCAGCAAGACGGCGACGGCGACGCCGGGCGTCTGGTCCTATGCCGACATTCTGGCGCTGTGGTCGGCGGTTCGTTCCGCGAACGCCGCGCGCGGCTCGCTCGGGTTCCTGCTGCATCCGCTGGAAACGGCGGCCCTGATGGGAACGCCCAAGTTCGCCGGCGGCGACACGCCGATCATGGCCGAAATGGGCAAGCTGCTGGGCTTCGCCGCGCCTGACTCGGCGCAGGTTCGCGGCGGCGACGTCTGGTTCGGCAATTGGGCCGATCTGGTGATCGCTTCGTGGGGCGGG